TCAGTCGATCAGTCCGTGTGACATTAATGTCGCGATGATGGAGTTGACCGCTGCGCGCGCCTCCGTGTCGATTATCGTTCCGCCTGAGGGACTTGGCACCGCAGGCCGGCGCGGACCGACGACTTGCAGTCCTTCGATCGTCAGCTTGGCCGCCGGGAGCTCTCCCGCGCTCCACGCGGTCCCGTTCCAGAAGCGCCAGGCATCGAGCGATTTGTCCCACACGAGCATGCCCGCAACCGGCGCGCAGAATCGCCATCCGCCGCTCGTCCACGAGGCAAGGTGATTCTCTTGCCCGCCCCAGGCGCCCATCGCACCCGCTGCTACCAGACAGGATCGTCCGGCCTCCGGCCCACCGACGGGCGGGGTGTTCGCGTCCCCCTCGATGGCGGCATGGAGCACCGCGTCGATGCGGGTCAGCGCCTCGTTATGGAAGACTTCCTTCTGCGCCTGGCCCGGCAGGATGAAGGGCAGCGCAAAGCGCGCGCTGGTCTCGCTCATGATAGTCTCCTTCTTTCAGGCAACCGCCAGCCTTGCCGGGCGGGAGGGTCCGTGCATGCCGAACTGGACCACGCCGATAGTCACGGGCCCACTCCCGTCCGCCGCGCGATCGGCGGCGGTATAGGTCCAGCGCGGCTCGGCGACCGTTGCGGCCCGGCTGAGGCCGTCTCGCAAAATCTCCACCCGATAGGCTTCGATTTCTTCCCCCAACGGCGCGTCGTTGCCGCTGGACCAGGTCCAACCGGCGCGGCTGCGCCTGACCCAGCCTATCTCTAGATCCCCGCCGCTGCTTTCGCGCGCCGTCAGATGGACGGGCGACGGCGGGCGCAACGCCTCCCCAGTGACGACGGCAGAGGCCAAGGATCCCGCCTCGGCGTCGCCGATCCCGATCGCCAGCACCCGCGCCTCGCCGCCGGCCGCTCCCTCCGGCAAGTCGATCGAAGCGAGGGTCTCTGCCTCGATCAGAGTGAAACTTTCCCCCGCTGAATGGTTGTGAGCGGCCCATTCGGTGCCCCGCCGCCCGCGCAGCAGCCCCGACAGACGGAAGCGGCGCGGGCCAAGCGGTTCCACCCGCCCGAACTGGACAAGCTCGTTGCCCAGCAGCGCCAGATTGGCCCCGGCTGCGAGGGCATCGTCATCGCGACCCTCGAGCCACATCGCATCGTTGAGCAGCTCCACCTCAAAGGCGTTATCAAGATCGAGCAAGGCCGATCCTGCTGCAGGCAACCCGCCGACACTATGTCCAAGGACGGCGGGCGCGGCGGTGCGCCCGGCCTCCTCCCAGCTCACCCCGCCATCGAAGCTGACGCTGAGCGCCGCCCGCCGCCATCCCACCTCGATGCCGGCGGCTGCGGCGAACAGCAGCGGCCGTTCGACAGGCGGGCGTACAAGCGCAGGAAGCTCCAGTAGCCGCAAGGTAGTCGGTCCATGCGCCACATCCGCATGCCCGATCGGCCGCCCGGGGTTGGCCGTCGCCGCCGCGATCGCCCCCGCTCGCTCGCGCACCAGCTCCAGGCTCGTCACCATCCGGTCCAGCGTCCACCGCGTCACCCGCCAGGTGCCTGCTTCGCCGATGATGCGGATTCGCGCTCCGGCCCTGATCCCGCTCCACCGCCAAGGCAAATGCAGTCTCGCGCTCGCGCGCGCGGACCAGAGCGTCGCCAGGCGATGCTCGGCGAAACCCTTGGCGGCTGCCGCTTCGACCGCTGCCGGAAGCGAGTGTGCATCCACCCGCGCTCCGGATTCACCTCGAACCGCTCGCTGGAGGCCGGTTTGATAGTCGCGCGCGGGATCATGGTAAGCCAGCGAGACTTCGCCGGCGACGCTGCCCGCGGCCATGCGCGCACGCTCGCTGCGGCCGCCCGCGCCGCCCGAGCCATGAGCACCCTCGCTTGGCACGACGACTTCAGCCTCGGCCGCCGACCCGGCGCTCATGGTCAGTGATCCGCCTTCCACGAAAAGCGACAGCGGCACGACGTCCCCAAGAGCCTCGACCGCCGAGCGAACGCTGTCCCCGCTGGCAGCATAGCCGCCAAGCGCCGGGGTGCCGCCGTCCGCCACCGCGCCTGCGCTCAATTCCGCCCCCACCCCGCCGATCGCGACCGCACCGCTCTCGGCCTCCACTTCGAATGTGAGAGACGGTATGCGGTTCCCATAGTCGCCAAGCTGGAAATCCTCGAACATCGCGTAAGCCAGTCCGCGATAGGCTGGCGCCTCCCCTGCCCCCTCGACGGAAGCGATGAGTGGATCCGGCTCCTGCTCCTCATCGCCCGGATACAATCGGAACCCGGTCTCGGTCTTGAAGTCGCCGCCGGTGCCGCGCAGCAGCTTCCCGTCCGCCCATATCCGCCTCACCCTGGCGATGCGCCGCCCCGACAGCGCGACCGCGAACGAGGCCGAATAGCTGTAGCTGGTCGTCTTCGGCCGCCCCTTGCCGCCGCCTGACTTGTGCTTGTCCTCCTTGAAGTCGGTCGCCCAGATGACGGTCCCCGCCACGCGCATCGTGCCGAATATCTTCGGGATCGCCGCTCCGTAGGAAGACGTCTGCACCGCGAGATCGCCAAGCCGAGGCCCCTTGCGCGCCTTGGGCGCGAACAGCCGCTGGTCGATCTGCTGGCCGATGATCGCACCGATCGCGCCTCCCACCGGCCCGCCGATGGCAGTCCCGACCGCTGAAAGAACAAGCGTCGCCATCTCAATCCTCCCCCACGCGCCAGCAGGCCACCGCCGGCCACGGCACCGCCCCCGGCGTCAGAACCACCCGCTCCAGCCGCGCGTCGGCGTGCACGTAGCCTTCCTCCACAAGCACGACGAAATGGTGCAGCCCCATCGCGGTCTCGACCAGCACCACGTCGCCAGCCCGCGCTGCGGAAGTCGCGATCCTCCGCACGCTCCCGCCGAAATCGAGCGCCAGCATCTCGTCCGAAACCCTGCTGCGCATCCGGTAGCCGGAGGGCAGCGCTTGGACCGGCAGATCGGCCGCCAAGCCGACGAGCCCGAGGCAATCGAGCCCATGTTCGCGGCGGCGCCCTTGCGGCCGGAAGCGGGCGCCGACCAGCGCCCGCGCCCGGGCGGCGGTCTCGTTCTCGCCTTCCACAATTCAGCTCCCCGGATAGCGGGTGAGCAGGTCGATCCCCGGCAGATGCGGTTCGCCGCGGAAGTTGACGACGTTGCCGAACCGCCCCGCGCAAGTCGCCAGTGCCTTGTCGCACCCCTCGGCGACCTCCACGAAGGTTCCCGGAGAGGCCGCGAACGCCGGCGCCTCGCGCAGCGTCAATCGCGCGCCGTCGGAGCGCAGGATCGCGCTCTCGAGCCCGCTGTTCGGGCCGCTCAGCCAGCGCAAGCGGCCATAGCCGTAGGCGTTTCCCCCCGCCGCTTCGGCCACGTCGATCACGTCCTCGTCGACGACGGCAGTCACCCTGGTGATCCGCACCCGCCCCGCCATGTCGACCCGGCATCTGGCGTCGCCCAGCCGCGCCCGGCACTCCGGCGAGGTGAGCTCCACCACCGGCCGGTCGAGCAAGGCGGTCGGTCCCCGCAGCTCGGCGGAAAATCCGCCTCCGGTCAGCGACACGTCACCGATCTCGCCCGCAGCTACCGCCACCCGCTCGCCTTCCGGCGCCTCCCAGTCCGCCATGAACAGCGCCACCGCCGCGCCATCCCACCGCCCTGCCTCGAGGTCGCGGGCGGTGATCGCATCGCTCGTCAGCGCACCGGCAACGTCGAGCGCATCGGAGTCGAACCCGTCGGTCACCGACACTGCCGACGGCAGCATGCCCGGCGCAGCCCGATAGACGAGGCGGTCGATCGTCAGGTCGCGGTCATGGGTGGTGAAGCCGAGACAAATTCCGTCCCGCCGCTCTATCCGCCAGCAAAAGGAGATGGTGGAGAGGTCGCGCTCGACGATGCTCATGGCTCGCGCACCTCGATCAGCGGCACCGATGCGATCTCGCCGGCCTCGAACGTCGCCCGGCTGAGGCTCAGTCGGTCCTCGGCAAAGCGCACCGGCACATCGAAGCGATATCCAGCCCGCACCTCCTGCCCCTCCCCCGGCGGCGCCTCGAACCGCACGACACCTTTCTCGCCAAGGCTCCACCCGCTCAGACGTTCGGTTCCCGCCACCGCCACGAGCACCGTTCCGGCCACCGGACGCGTGATGCGACGAACCTGCCCGCCATAGCTCTTGACCAGCGCGAACTCCGTTCGCACGCCGTCGCCGAGCCCGAGCAGCTGATCGGACGGCCCGGGCTCCCCCGTCATCGCGTTCGAGCTGTGGTCGAACGGATCCTCGAACCGGAACGCCACCGCCGCCCCGCGCCGCGCGCGGAAGAAGGCGATCAGCTCCTCCAGCTCCGCCTTTCCCCGCACCCCAGGCCCGGCATCGAAGCTGAGCCGCGCATCCGACCAGTCGCTGTTGCGCTGCTCGACGCCGCTCGCCGTCGTCACCACTGCCGTCGAGAAAGCCGGCTCCACGCTCGCCTCGCGCCCTAGCGCGATGGGGAACCGCACATCGTCGAAAGCCTCCACCGCACCCTCTCCTTCATCGAACCAGACGAACCCGTCGCGCAGCACCTGCGGCAGCGCCCAGACGAACACCTCCCCCGTACCGCGCGCGAAGGCGGCTTCGACGGCGCCCGCGATCAGGTGCCACTGCGCCCGCTCCTCCGCCCTCAGCACGAACCCTGCGAAATAATGCTGCCTGCCCACCGGATAGCCGAGCCGCGACGTCACCGCCGCAATGCCCCGCGCGGTTGCCCCGCGATTGCCGGCGGTCACCCAGTCGTAATCTTCCAGCTGCAGCACATCGAAGGCCGGAGCCTCCCAATCGAGCGGCACGTTCGCGAACCGGAGATCGGCCGCTGCCAGCACCGTCGGCAGATAGACCAGCAGCAGCGTCTCTGCCTGCGGCTGCACCTCGCGCACAGCCTCCGCAAGCGCCGCAGTCGAATCCGCGAGCACCGCACCGGCCCGATCGAGAGTCGCGCGTTGCGCCTCGCCGAGGTCGCCGCTCACGTCGGGGATCGGGACCGGCGCCAGCTCGGCGCGCGCGGCATCGTCGTAGAGGCAGATGCGCCCGTCCCCCGTCACCCACCACCACGGCTCCCCGACCTGGAACCGCACCCGCTGTCCCGCCGCCGCCGCGATCCCGGCAAACGCCTTCGCCACCGCGCGCAGATACGCCATCGCCCCCGCATGCGCCGGCGACAGCAGGGTAGAGGGCGGCTCCCAGCCGGTCAGCGCCGCCGCGCCATTTTCCGCCCGCTGCTTCCAGTCGCCCCAGCAATGCATGTCGAGCAATTCGTAGGACAGCGACAGGATGATCTCGTAGCCGAGCGCTTTCGCCCGCTCGCAAAAATCGCGGTGCCAGGCGGCGCAAGGTCCATTCAGCGCGCCGCCCGCAAGGCTCGCGTAGAAGCCCCCGCTGTTCGCCTCGAGCCGAAAATAATGGCTCATCCCGACATAGTGGTTGATGACCTCGCGGTAGCCGAGCTGGAGCACGTTGCGCAGCATCCGCGCCGGCGTCAGATGATAGAGATCGTCATAGCCGGTCGCGATCCGCAGCCTGTGCTCGGGAACGATCGTGTCGCCGATCGCCAGCACCGACCCCGCTCCCTCGCTGGCGATCTCGCTCACCTCCGCCCAGGCCTCCGCCGGAGCGGCAAGCGGAGCGTCCGCGCGGTTGAAGCCCGGCGGCACGAGCGACACGAACAGCCGGTCGATATCCCCCGCCCACACCGGATCCGCCTCGCCCGGCAGCAGGAACCCGCCGTCGAGGCTCGCGAAGTCCAGCGTCACCGCGGCGTCCTCAGGCGCCCCTTGCGCGTAATTCCACAACCGCACGTACCAGCTGCGCGGCTGCCCCGCCTGGTCCCGCCCCTCTATCGTCAGCGTCGGCCCGTCCACCGCGTCGAGTCCCTTGAGGCCCCCGCTGCGCCACCGGAAGCGCAGCCGGCACTGCCGGAAGTCCCGGCTCGTCCGGTAGGCGAGCAGCGGATGATCGTGCCTGTCCTCCGCCTCCCAAATCAGGCCGGCAAGATCGTCCGCTTTGTAGAAGACCGCGTCGACCCGCAGCGCATCCGCAGCTTGGGTCACCACGCTCGCCATCATCGGCCGCGGAAAATTGACCGTCCAGAACCGCGCATCGAACCGCTTGACCGTACCCTCCACGCGCGCCGCCCCCTTCGGCGCCAACCAATGTCCCATCGCCTGCCCTCCCGCGTCCTGTCCTGCGCGCCGTCAGTCCTCCAGCCGCGCCAGCGTCTGCTTGACCGCTCGGGCGATCTGCCGCCCCGACCGCTCCAGCATCCGGGGTTCGGCGCCCGCTGGTGCACTGATGGTGATGCTCATCCGCACCTCGCGCGCACCGCCGCCGCGCCCGGTTTCGACCCGCCCGCTCGACGTCGGCACGAACAGCTCGGGGCCGCGCTCGCCGACGACATAGGCACGGCCCGGCGCCACCGGACCGCCCGTCGCCCGCCCCGGTGCGCCGAGCACCGCACCCAGTATCTGCGCCGCGGCCTGGGCGAGCCCCTGCCCGGCTCCGCCCCCGCCTCCACCGACGGCGGCACCGATCCCGGCGCGCACCGCGGAAGCGGCGATCTCCGCCATCACTGACAGCGCCACCCGCTTCAGATCCTCGAACCCGAACTTGCCGGTCCGCACCGCCCGCGCCAGAGCGCTCTCGAGCGCGCGCCCCGCCAGCTCGGCGCCTTCGGCCAGCGGACCCGAAAGGCTTGCCCGCATCTCGGCGACGTCGCGGGCGAAGGCGCCGGTATCGGCCCGAACGCTCACTAGCAGCCGCTCGATCTCTTCATCCATCGGGGAACATCCTCTTCAGCCGGTCAAGCTCGCCGGGAGCAACGCCCGCGCTCCCCTGCGGCGGGACAAGCAGCGCGAGCATCGTCCCGAGCTCGGCCGGGGTCGCCCGCCAGAAATCCTCCGGCCGCCACCCCAGAGCGATGCCGGCGACCCCGCAAAGCCGCAGCGCGGCAGCGGCGAACCGCTCGCTCATCGTCCCTGCAATATCTGCCCGAGCAGCAGCCTCAGCTGCGGCATCGCCCGCGCCAGCCCCTGCTCGGCGATCGCGCCGCCGATCCGCTCGCGCGTCACCGCCTCCGGTCGGTCGGCCACACAGTGCCAGAACAGGCACGCCATCTCGCCAAGCTTGAGCCCGCCCCCGGCAGCGCGCTCGACCAAAGCGAACAGCGGCCCAAGCTCCTCTTCGGCGGCGACCAGCGCTTCGAAGCTCGGCCGAAGCACCAAAGTCTCGCCGCCGACGACGAACGCCGCCTCGCCCCGCGCCGGGTTCGCGGCCCTGCTCACAGCGACACCACCGCGCCGGAGCTTTCGAGGCTGAGCGCGTAATTGCGCTCGCCATTATAATCGCCCGAATAATCGAGGCGGGTCACCAGGAACCGCCCGCGCATTCGCTCGCCGCTTTCGAAGCTCAGCTCGTAATCGTCGATCGTGCCGGCCAGCGCGTTGCCCTTGATCCGGGCCTCGGCCGCCGATCCGGTGAAGATCCCGCTCCCGGCCACCGACACCGATCGCACGCCAGCGCCGGAAAGCAGCTCGCGCCAGCCCCCCGAGTCTTTACTGGTTACGTTGACCGGCTCGCCGTTGACCGACAATTGGGTCGTCCGCAGCCCGGCCATCGTGGCGAAAACCGGCAGATTTGCGCCATTCCCGATCTTCAGAAGGAAGGCACTTCCCTTTTCCGCGCTCATGTATCACTCTCCCTTGCTCAAGCTCTTGCGATGATTGGAATTGGGCCATGATTTCATCTGCGCTTGCCATGATGCTGCTCGTCGCCGCGCCGGACCCGTCCGGCCAGGCGCGCAAGGATTTCGCCCGCTGCATCAACGACTTCGTCAAGAACGGCGTCGAGAAGAAGATGGAGGCCGCCGCCTTCGACGGCGCCGTCGACGCCGCCTGCAAGGACAAGGAAGCGAATTTCCGGACCGCTTTGGTTGGCGGCTATGTCAGCACCGGCATGAAGCGGCCCGAGGCGGAGCGCGTGGTGGTCGAGCAGATCGCCGACTACCGCATCACCGCCAAGGAAGCCTTCCGCGAATATCTTCCCGCGGCAGCGACACCGGCCGCCAACTAGCCCGGCTCCTCGCGCAGCATCCGCGCGCGAAATTCGATCACGCCCGCCCAGCCCGGCTGTGATGCCGGTCCGCTGCCGCGCGTCTCTGGCACCAGCCTCGATCGCAGATAGAAGAGGCTTACCAGCCGCCACCCATCGTAAGTCCCTGCCAGGACGTCCAGCGCCGTCTCCGCCTCACTGATCAGCCGTCGCAGCCGCAGCGGCCGCTCGCCCCTGTCGCGCAGGGTGACGGCGATCCGAACCTCGCGCCCGACGCCGCTCTTGTGGCTCCAGTCGGTCTCCAGCCCCGCATCCGCCACCGCGTAAGGAAAAGCGGCCTGCACCGGCGGCCCGTCATAGACGCCAAGCCCCTCTATCCCGCGCAGCGCCGCGGCAAAGGCCGCCTGCAGCGTCTCGCCCGCGCCGCTCATCTCAGCCCCGCGATCAGCCAGAGCAGCCGCCGATCGAGCGCAAACCGCCGCCGCAGCGCATGTCCGGTCAGGATTACGCCGCTTGCCCCCGCCTCAGCCGAAATGCCGGTCGGAAGCGCGTCCCGCAGCCCGGCCGCAAGCCTCTCCGCCCGCTCCAGCGCCCGCATCTGCGCGCGCCGCTCGGCCCGCGCCACCAGCCGCTCAAACATGCGCCGATCCTCCCATCCGCATCAGCCGGTAAGGCCGCCACAGCGCACTCACCGCAGCCGGCGGCACGCGCTGGCGCCCCTCGTCGCGCTCCGCATAGAGATGCGCGGCAAGCCGCACCGCCCCCTGCGCCAGCGCCTCGGGCACCTGGTCCCAATCCGCAGCGACACCGGCCTGGTAGCCGACCCGCACTGTCTTTGCGCCGCCGGCATCGGTCACCCGGACCCAGCCGTCGCCGTTCGCGTCGATGTCGATTGCGTAGGAGCTCGCTCCTAACACGCTCGCACCCCCCGCCGAGTCGACCCGCTCGACCGACGTGATCGCCCGCACGGGCGTCCGCGCCAGCCGCACCCACGCCCCCGCGCCCGGCGCGAGCGTCTCGCTGAAGCCGCGCGCCAGCAGCGCCCGCCCGGTGAACCGCTCGCACAGCTCGGCGGCGCTCGCCACCAGCCGCGCGACAAGCCCGTCCTCGCCCTCGCCTTCGATGCGCAGATAGGCCTTCACCTCCTGCACCGCCGCCGGCCCCGGCACGATCGCATCGCCCGTCACCATGACGCACCCGTCCGCCCGGCCCGGCCGCGCCGTCCGCTTTTCCGTTCCATTATCCTGCTCCTTGCAGTGGAAGCCCTTCAGAGGGCGATGCCCGCCTTGGCGGCGAGGAAGCTGCGCACCGAGGCCAGCTCGGCGTCGCTCAAGTCGCGGTCGATCACGACCAGCCCGTAGCAGCGCGCATTCGCCGGCAGCGCTCCGCCGGCGCCGGCGAACAAAACGACGCCGTTCGCCGCGGTCGAACTGGCGTTGCCGCTCGCAAAGGCGCCGTTGCCGATCGCGATCCGCGACGACGAGCCGCTGTGCCGCTCGGAGACGACGCCAACGGAGCCGACGGCAAGCTGCGTGCTCGCCGCCGGCGAACCGCCGAAGTGGAGCGCGAGGTTCGGCGCCGCGGTGCGCTGGTAGAGCAGCCCGCTCGTTGTCACCGGACTGCTGAAGATGCGCCGCGTGTCGGTCCAGGCGTTCTGCCGGATTGCCGAAACCCGCATCCACGGCTGCGCGAGCGGGAAACTCGCCGCGATCCAGCGGCCGATGCCGTCTCCTTCCAGGCACAGCCGGCCGGCCGCGTCGGCGACCAGCATCGGCCGCAGCGCAGGATCGGCCTGGACTGCGTCATAGACGTTGCCGGATTTGTCGCGCAGCAAAGCCACGGGCGCTCCGGCCACCGCCGGCACCGTCCCGGCGCTGTCCTGGAACATCGACGACAGGTCGGAGGGATCGTACCAGATCCCCTTGCCGCCGCCGGCGAACAGGGCCGCCGGAGTGAACGCGTTCGGCACGCCGCCGCCGCCGCCCGGCCGCCGCGCCAGCCCGGCCAAGCTGAGGTCGATACCGATCGCGAGGCTGCGCATCAGTATAGCGCCACGATATCGGCCGCCGTGGTGCCGGTCGCCCGCACGAATTCGGCCCGGAACGGCAGCACCGTCCCGTCCGCGACATTCTTGAACACAGCATCCGGCCCGCCGCCCGCGCCGCGCAGTACCAGCGTTCCGCCGCTGCCCACGAACAGCGCCTTGGGCAACTGCGCCAGCGCCGCCGCATCGTCCGGCGTCACCGCCGCCGCCCGCATTGCCGGCGCACTGACGCTGTCCGCCCGGCCCGAAAAACCATCGGCCATGTCTCGTCTCCGTGTCTGAAAAGGGTGCGCCGCCCGGCAGGGGAACCGGACGGCGCATAGATCCTCCCCTGCCTTTGCAGGGGAGGGGGACCAGCCGCAGGCTGGTGGAGGGGCGGACCGAAGCACTTGCTTCGGTCCGAACGGCCTAGGCCGCGAACTTCATCAGCTTGATCGCCTCGCTGTTCACCACCTGCCCCCCGACCCGCTTGGTCGCGTAGAAGTGGACGAACGGCTTGTGGGTGTACGGATCGCGCAGGATCTGCGTCTCCGCCCGCTCCGCGATCAAATAGCCCGCCTTGAAGTTTCCGAAGGCGATCGACAGGCTGTCGGCGGCGATGTCCGGCATGTCCTCGGCCTCGACCAAAGGATAGCCGAGCAAGGTGTCGGGCTGCCCCGCCACCAGCCCCGGCTGCCACAGGAACGCCCCGTCCGCCGTCTTCATCTTGCGGATGCGCGCCGCGGTCGAGCTGTTCATCACGAACACCGCGCCCTGCCGGTAGGGCGGCCTCAGCGCCTGCACCAGGTCGACCAGCCGGTCCTGCGGACTCCCCGTCTCGAACCCGGCCGCGGCGCCCGAAGTCACGAACTGCAGCGTCCCCAGCGGCCGCACGCTGTCGAGCGCTCCCGACACCGGCGCGTTCAGAAACCCCTTGGGCTGGTTCACGCCGCTGCCGCCGACGAACGCCGCCCCCTCGGCGCGCGCGAACTCGGTCGCGATCTCCTGCGCCAGCCAGCGCTCGACATCGAACGCCGCATCATCGAGCATCGCCTGGCTCGCCGCCGGATTGGCATAGAGCTCGCCGAACGGCGGTGCGATCTCGGTGAAGGTCGGAGTCGCCGTTTCCGGCCGCCCCGCCACTTCCGACACCCAGCCCGACGGCGTCCCGCCGGTCGTCACCAGCTTGCGGTATCCGCTCGTGCCGACCTTGACGACGTTGGCGATCGCCCGAATGGGCGAGATGCTGGTCAGCGTCCGGTCGATCTCGGCGTCGATCTCCTCCGGCACCGCATAGCCGCCGGCAGCATCGGAAGTCCCCTGCACCGCCTTCAGCTCGACGCCGGCCTCGAGCCCCTTGCGCAAATAATTGTCGACGAACGGCGACCTCCCGCCTTTCGCTCCCGACAAGGCCGGCCGGGCAGCGGCGATTGCCCCCGCATCGATCCGCGCCTTCAACTGCGCCATCTCGTTCCTGAGTTGCGCGACATCCTCATCCTGCCGCTCCAGCGCCTCGAACGACGCCTCCAGCGGATCCGCTTTCACTTCCAGCATAGTCTCTCTCCTTTTGCCGCGCACCACGCACGCCCTCTGCCGCCAAGGAGCACCGCCCCTCGACGTCACTTTCCGCCTTCGCGAAACCCCTGCTGTTTCCATGTCTGAAGCGGCCGGTGCCGCCACCATACGGCCAGCCGCAGCGGCGCTTCAGCGGGTTATTACTCGCCCGATTCCGCCCGCGCCCCGAACCTGTTGTTCAAGTTATTCTGAAAGCCCGGCAGCCGCGTCCTTCGGCCCCACCCCGGCCTGCGGCCGCTTGTGCCGGCCTCTGCCCGTTCTCCTAGCAGCGGCGGCGGGCTTGCCGCGCTGGTCAGCACCTGGGTTGGCACCGCTCCCGTTGCCGCGTCCCTCCGCGGCCTCTGAGTCTGTGCTTCTTTCGGAGTCAAAGATGATTCGATTGGTGAAAACTTGCTCGCCCACAGTAAACGTTGGCGTGAAGATCAGGGGCTTGTCGCCGATCTTGAACTCCAATCTGCCCATGACATGGATTTCCCAGCGATCGGCCTTGTCGTCGGGGTCCTTGGTCACCCGCTTAGTAAAGGGACGCGGCGGTTCCACACCCTCGGGGGCATTTTCCAGAGCGAACGACGCTGAAACTGTAATCTCCTCGCCGCAGGCCCAAAGCAGCAGCGTGCAGACGAAGCGCACCGTTGATCCCTTGGTTACCCATACTTCGGGCCCCAGCAGGCCCATGAAGCTGGATTTACCGTCGGCTTCCTCCCTCACGTCATCGCTGAAGAGAACCGCGCCTTGCAGGATCGCCGTCATCGGCTCAGCGCGGCATCGAGCGTGTTCATGTCCACGTCAAGAACGGCGCAGAGTTGCCGAAGCGTTGTTAGGCCCGGCTCCTGCAGCCCCGCTTCAAGGCGCGAGATATGAGGCTGTTTGGTCTTGATCGCGCCCGCCAAGCCGGTTTGCGTCAAACCTTGCGCCATTCGCAAGAGCGCAAGGCTCAGCTCCCCCTGGCTCATGCGCTCGGCGGCAAGCCGGCGCCTTGTTTCGGTAAGCCCTTGCTCCAGCTCCGGGTCCGCCTCGAATTCATCCAGAAGATCGTCGAGACGCCCGAAACCCGGCGGGAGCGGCTGGCTGTTCTGCGTGAAGTCAACAACCGCCACGCTGGAGTCGCCGGCGTTGCGGTATGCGCACTTCCCCCGTCGGTCGCTGCGAAAGATTCTCCACCCTTCATCTGGTTCAGGCGAAGCCAAGGCGTTCATAACTTTCCCTCAATCTTTGCCAAAGCACCGGATCGGCTTCGTAATTCTGCGGCCGGTGCATCACCGCGGCCAGCGCGGCAACCCGCCTGCCGTGATCCACGAAAAAGATCAGCCGCCACGCCTGCACGTCCCGCAAGCGCACGCGCGTGGCATCGATACCCTCGCGCCCCAAGCTCTCGATCCAGCGCACATCCTCAACGGTCCCATCCTCGAAGCCGGGCAGCACGAAGTCCTCGGAACGCGACGGATTGCCTCGCAATTCCCCCAAAACGACGATGATTTCGTTGAACGCGGGACGGTCGATCCGTCTGCACTCGCGCAGGTCCGAGCGGATGCCGGCTTCATCGAAGAAGAGTTCATATGCATGAGCTTCAGGCGCCGTATACCGCTTTCGGTATATAGACAATGAATCGATTCTGGCGGTGGTTGCAGCGCCTTTGCATGCTTTCGATGTGCGAGCCCTGGCAAAGGCTGTCAATGCAACGACCCGGGGGGGTTCCAAGTTCGGGAAGAAGCGGCGCAGCAAAAGGATGCTCATTCATGCGCGTTCCCAATAACGCCCGCCAACGGGACTGCGGCGGTAGGGGCAAGCAGGGCCGGCACCTTTACGAAGCTTCACCCCCCTCGATCGCATGCACCCGCGCCTTGGGCTGCATGGGAAAGGTCACGAGGCTCACTTCGACCAGCTCCAGGTCGATCAGCTCGCGCGGCTCCTGCCCCTTGGCCTCTCGCACGCGGTAGCCGAAGCTCAGCCCCGAGACCGCGCCTTCCTTGAGCAAGGCCGCCGCCTCCGCCCCCGCAGCGCCGCCGCTCAAGCGTCCGATCACCCGCAGCCCGCGCTTGTCCTCGCGCAGATAATCGATCCGCCCGATCGGCCGCCCGGCCTCGTGCTGCCACAGCAGCGGCACCGCGCCGGGACCCTTGGCGACGGCACGCGCGAACGCGCCCGATCGCACCACGTCCCCGCCCCGGTCCGCCCGGTCGAACACCGCCGCATAGCCGGCGAACCGCAAACCCCCTCTTCCCTTCAGGCGAGAGGGTCGGGGAGAGGGGGAGTCCGTCACAACACCTTCTCCACCATCCCCAGCTTGACCGCCATTCCGAGCACCAGCAGCGCCAGCACGATGCGCGCGGCCCATCCCGCCACCGCCGACCAGGCCGAGCGCTTGGCATCGCGCCACGCCTGCAGCAGCTCGCGCAGCTCATCCATGTCGCGCCGCGCCTTGGGATCCCCGAGCCCGAGCGCGTGCAGCGCCCGCTCCGCCCCCGCCTCGCTCGCCTCCTCGATCAGCCCCCGCAGCGTCATCAAATCCGCCCCCTCGCCCGCGGCCCGCGTCACCAGCCGCGCCAGCATCCCGTCTCCACCCGCCATCCCATCCTCCTCTAAACCCCTCTCCCATCTGGGGAGAGGGAGGGACCCAAAGCGAAGCCTCGGGAGGGTGAGGGCACGCGCCCTCCGGCAGGGCCTGCGTCAGGACCCGCGCCCAAACCCAAGCATCTCCCGCTTCTCCTCAGCGCTGAGGAAATCCGCCCCGCTCACCTGCGCCCACAGCCGCTCGCGGTCCTCGCTCAGCGCCGGCACCCGATCGAGATCCGCCTCGAGCCGCAGCCCCGGACGCCATGCCGCCAGCCCCGCCGACAGCCCGCTCAGGATTTTCTCAGCCAGCGGCAGGATCGTCAGCCGCCACAACGCGCGGTTGGCCTCGCGGTAATTGGCGTAGGTCGAATCCCCCGGCAGCCCGAGCAGCATCGGCGGCACTCCGAAGGAGAGCGCGATGTCGCGCGCCGCCGCCGCCTTCAGCGCCACGAAATCCATGTCGGCCGGCGTCAGGCTCATCGCCTGCCATTTCAGCCCGCCCTCGAGCAGCATCGGCCGCCCGGCATTGCCCGCGCCCTGGAATTCGCTCTCGATCTCGGCCTTGAGCCGCGCATATTGATCCTCGGCCAGCGCCGATCCATCGCCGGGGTCGAACACCAGCGCTCCCGAAGGCCGCGCCGCATTGTCGAGCAGTGCCTTGTTCCAGCGCGTCGCCTGATTGTGGATCGCCACCGCCCCCGCCGCCGCGCCGAGGCAGCCGAGCCCATAATGGTCGTCGAGCGGATGCAGTCCCTTGAGATGCACCAAAGCGGGCCGCCCGAGCGCATCGCGCGCCGCCAGCCGCGTCTCCGCCGCCCCCGCTCTGTATTTATAAGCCGCCGGCCACCCCGCCGCGTCAGCCTCGACCGCGACCCGCTCGGGCCGAAGCGCGAACAGCTCGGCCGGCTCCCCGTCCGCGGCGCAGATCAGCTGCACGAAAGCATTGCCATGGAGCAGCAACTGCGCCGCCACCGTCTCGAGCAGCGCCGGCGAAACCAGCGCCTCCATTCCTCCCCGGAACGGGGAGGGGGACCGCGCGAAGCGCGGTGGAGGGGGCCCGGCGCGATCGCTGCCCTCGGACGGTCGCAGGTCTTGGCCCTCAGCTTCCCGGGCATAAACCCGCACCCCCGCCACGCCCTCGGCGACGAGCTTCACCGCCCGCTGCGCCACCGGATTGAGCAGGAACGCCTCCCGCACCTGCGCCTCGTAGGATCGCGGCCATTCCCCGACCGAAGCCGGCGCCGCCCACCCGCGCACCAAAAAAGGCCGAGCGGCAACCCGCCCGGCCTTCCTGCCGAACCACTTCATGTCCCACCTCGCATATTGTCCAGGAGCCGCCCCGCCAGCCCCGCCGCCGGCCCCTCTTGCAAAGGGCCAGTGCGAATCAGCTACACCTCTGGAGCATGGCAAGTAAGTACCATAACAGCGTTACGCTGTCAAGCATTTTTACCGATATGGATTGTTTGGTCGCCGCTGAGGAGCACGAGGGCGGCAGTCGAACCTACTAGGGCAGCGCCTTCCTCAGCCAACGCATTTATGCCGTGGGCAGCTGGGGCCGGGCGCCCGCCTCACCTCTTCGCGCTCTCCTTCTCCAGCGCTTCCTTGTGCTGCTGGAGCAATGTCTCGGCCCTCTCGGCGAGCTGCTTGGTCGCCTGGATGCTGTCGCGAAGCGCCGCCTGGGTCGCCTCGATTTCCGCGATATTCTCTTTGCTACGCTGGTTCACTGTCACGCCCCACCATATGTCGGCAACCGAACATATAGCCGCTCCGCCGGTTCCGGCCCGACCGTAATTCGATCGAGGCGCGGCAGCGGTGCAACAGTTCGGGGCGGTCAGGCCGCGAACGCGCTCGGTTCGAACGCCTTGCGGTTGCGGGTGTGGCCGCCATTGCCCTGCAGCACCGCATCGGCGAGCGGGATCGCGGTCGCGCAAAAGGCGCATTCGGCCGACAGCCGCCCGATGAACCAGTGCGTCCGGCCGCAGCCGGGGCAATGGTTGGTCTCCTCGGGCCGGTAGACGATGATGTAGCCGCGCGCCGACGGATTGTGGGCGAAGGCGCGGCTCGCTTGGCTATTGTCGCTGACGATGCTCAACATGATTTGGCTCCCTGGTCTCTCGTTGGTTCGGGAGTAGCAAAGCCGAGGTTGCAGCGGCGGACGCTTCGACCGCCGCGCTCCACGAGTCGACGGACGCGCAGCCGAGCGACGAACGATTCCAATCCACCGACGAACCCGCACATCGCTTCTCCCCTCCCGCTCGCGGGAGGGGCTGGGGGAGGGCCTGTCCCGCTCGCGCCTAACTCCTCCGCCGCCCCCCGAGCCGCGACAGCAGCCCCGGCCGCGCCCTTTCTCGAACAGTTCGTCGGGCCCTTCCGGGTCGAGCCACTCGCTCTCGGCCAGCTTCTTCTGCATCGTCGAAAGCTCCGGCGGCTCGAACGGGACGAGGCTGCGCCCCGGCCCACGCAACTGCTCGATCGTCGCGATCAGCGAGCCGGTCCGATCGCACACCCGCGCCACCGCCTCCGCACCGGTCCCGAGATGCTCGGCGAGCAGATCGGCGCGCAGTCGCGCGATCGTCGCGGCCGCGGCAGGGTCCTCGTGCGCGTCGATCATCACGTCGCACTCGCTGTCGAGCCCCATCGAGCGGTTGTTGACGTTGGCCGAGCCGACCTTGATCATCGCATCGTCGACGATCATCACCTTGGAGTGGACGTAGATGTCGGTGCCCTTCTCGGTCACCGGCGAATAGATGCGGAAGCGGCCGTGCGGGTCGCGCGCCTGGAGCGCCCGCATCAGCTCGGCGCGCGCCGGCCCCATCACCGCCTCGTCGAGCCAGCCATAAGCGGTCCTGGGATTGACCACCACGAACTCGGGTCCGTCCGGCTCCTCGAGCCGCCGCGCGATCGTCTCGGCGATGATGCGCGAGGCGAAATATTGCGTCTCGATATAGACCAGACTCTTCGCCGAGCCGATCATGTCGACGAACAAAGCCTCGATCTCGCGCACCTCGCTGACGTCGGCTTCCTTGCCGCGCGTGCGGGCGATCGCCACCGGCACGTCGCGGAAGGTGGGCTCGAGGCTGTCGGGCCAGATGTCGCGGGTCTCGCGCGGCGCCGGCAGCTCCCTGCCCGTCGCGATCTTCCAGCGCAGCCGGGCAAGGTCGCCCAGCCCGCGCGCGGCATCGCCGTCCACCGCCATGATCGTGTCGTGCCACGGCTCGTAGATCCGCCTGGTGAACGGCCGCCTGCGCCCCGGCTCGTCATCCTTGTGGTTGCGCGTGTCCCAGCGGTCCGCCGTGATGTCGATGCCGCCGCAGAAGCCCACCTTGTCGTCTACGATCAGGATCTTCTGGTGGTGGCTGGCATCGAGCGGGTGCGAGCTGTCGAACTTGTAGGTGATGCGCGGATTGCGCAGCCAGTCGAGCATCCGGATCAGGGTCGTGCCCCGCCCCGGCAGGCTGATCATGCCCTCGTCCCAGGCCAGGATATAGATTTCGAGGCCCGGCCGCTTGCGCGACAGCCACGACAGCAGCCCGCCGAGGTGATTGGGGGCGCCGCCGGCCTCCTCCTCCTCGACGAGCGCGATGCGCGTGTCGACGTCCCAGCCGATCAGCATGATCTGCGAGCGCGCCTCCAGCATCGCCTCGCGCGCCACGCGGTAATAGTCGCACGCATCGACGATCAGCGAGGCTCTGCCGGCGCGCTCCACCCGCCAGCAATTGCGCCCGGGCTGCAGGATGCCGTCGCCCGTTCGTGCCCCAGCATCTGCCAT